ATGGGGCGGCGTAAGGGTGAAATCACGATGGCTCGCGTCCACCGCGAGTGGCCGTTTAAGATAATACTGCATTGGGGTGAAGAGCGGCATAGGAGGGAACGCTTTGCCATCCTTACAGACGCGGCGGCACGCGGTTGCGGCCCGAGAAGTAGCTACGTCATGCTGCATGAGAACAGCTACCTCATGTTCTCATTCGCCAGTCTGGACGCTGCTCTCGACTTTCGCGCATGTTATCACGGCGAACTCGTCGAGCTTTCAGAGTTCGACAAAATCGGGAACTGGACCCCAGCGGAGGACGGCATGTGCAACCTGTATAACGTTACGACCACACAGGAGGCCATGCGGGCTTTCACGAAGGCGATCGACAGGCTCGGCAATCTCGAGCCGTCGCTGGACATCTATCCCGACAAGGTGGCGCCGGTCATTCGCAATCACGCCGGCGAGCGCGAGATGAGCATGCTGACGTGGGGCATGCCCTCCCCATCCTTCGTTACCAACGGGAAACCGGATACAGGGGTCACCAATATCCGAAATATCACTTCCGGCCATTGGCGCCGCTGGCTCAAGCCGGAGAGCCGCTGCCTGGTACCGTGGACGACCTTCTGCGAATGGGAGGACACCAAGCCGCGGAAGACCAAACGGTGGTTCGCGATCGACGAGAGCAAGCCGCTCGCCTTCTTTGCCGGGATCTGGACAGAGTGGAACGGGGAGCGTGGAAGCCTCAAGAGTCCGCGACCAGGCAGGCACGAGCTTTTCGGCTTCCTGACCTGTCCTCCGAACGAGGTCGTTGCGCCCATTCATCCGAAAGCGATGCCGGTCATCCTGCGAACCGAAGAAGAAATCGAGCTATGGATGTCCGCTCCCTGGGACCAGGCGAAGGATCTGCAGAGACCGCTGAAGGATGATGAGTTGATCCTGCTTCCGCTTTGACGCTCTGGAGCACCGGCGGTGTTATCTCCATGGTATCCGTGATGATGATGCCAAGCCCCTAAGCTAAGCGCTTTCGGAGTATCGCAGCAGATAGCTGAACAGCGGAGCCTTGAACTGATAACGAGAAGTATTCCACACTAAAGATGCGCTTGCTACCCACACCACTGCGATGTACGCTATGGTTGCAATGGACGGGGGTATGCGTATGTATATTAGAAATCCTGTTTTATTCAAAACTCATTACATTGTTGCAAGTGCTGGACGGCCGACGATGCACGATGCGTCGATCGAACACGAACCCGTGCTTGATAACGCGCGGGCGTCTTCGCCCTAACAGCCATCAGCCTTTGCTTCCCTGCAGGTCAGCCGGGTGACGACGGCTTCCGGGCCGACGTGACCACTTCTCAGAAAACAAGCATCCCTGCCCTGCTCTCGCATCGGCCGTGCCGCTCCGCTTCAACCGCGCAGATCCTGTCTGCGGCGGCCCCTACTCTATTGTCTCGGGCTTGGGTTCACCAGCATCAGCCCGAGCGTTTGCCGGTGCCTGGTTGGGCTGCAGTCAGACGGTCCTTGAACTCTCGCCGAAGCACTTCGATCGCGGCCGTAACCATGCCCGTATCTCGTAAGTCCTTTACCCGATTGAGAAGGTCATTGTAGAGTTGGCCTGCCTCGAAAGTGATCGCCCTTTGCGGCGGGGTCTGCTTGCACTCGACAAAAACCGCCTGGACAGTATCACCTAGGCGCTGGAGCAAGACCGGATCAACCTGCGCGAAAGCGTTGTCTTCACCGGCAGCAGAGGCAGACCTTGGGCCGGAGCCGGTCAGCACCCAGCCGGGATTAACTCCAACTTTTTTGAACTGCAGAAGCGTTTCACCACTCGGGACGCCCTCATTGCGCTCGATCTTCTGCCATGCCCGTAGGGAGAGGCCAATCGCATCGGCCATCTCTTGCTGTGAGAGCCGCGCTTCCTGCCGGATTTCCTTGGCGCGGGCTCCTATCGTCGTTTCATCGCTCACGCAAACAACATGATAAGCACTTTTGTGCTTGCAAATGAGCACAAAAGTGCTTATCCCTTCCATAAATACGGACCGACCGGTCCGAGAAAAGGGAGGCGCAGAGAGCCTCCCCGGTTTCAAAACGAGGAATGACTATGCACCGTGACCGCACTGCGGACAAGGCGGCGAAGCTGCGCCTTGAAGAGATGACGCGTGTGAAGTCCCAGCTCACGCTGGCCGGCTTCACCCTCCTCGACATTGATCGCCAGTACAATCTGCCTCGCGGCACTGCCGGCACGACCTTGCGGGAACCCAATGCCGCAGGCGAACGAGCCATTGCAGCCGCGCTCAAGACCCGTCCTCATCTCCTCTGGCGTTCCCGCTACCACGGCAATGGCAATCGCCTCACTCCTCAGCCCACCGACAACTACCAGCGCTCGACGATGCGCGACCGCCGCCCAAGCGACGCCGACAAGCAGGAGGCCGCGTGATGGTCGTGGAGCGGGACAACAGACGCTGCTCTGGCCTTTGCCATCCGCATTTCGCGGCAAGCGATACAGCCGATTTTCGCCTCGGCCGTCAGACGTCTTCAAAGACCCGCTCCACACCCCGAGCCTCGCGCCTTTTCCGGTTTCCCACAACGCCGAAACAACGGCCCGGAATAGACAGAAATCCGTTCATCCCGGCTCAGTCCAGGGTCTGCAGAGTCGCCGAGATGACAATGATCTTCTCGGCACTCGTCAGCGGCCTCACGGCCGTCGCACTAGCCGTCATTCACCAGATCCCGGGACTCATCCCATGATCGTCCGCCCTTCCCACGCGCCCCGTCTGGCCCTGTTTCTCGTATCGGTCGATCAAACCGGGCGCACGTGCCTGCCGGTATCCCTTCCCACCGGCAGGCACAACCATCTACCGGAGATCCGCTCATGCTGAACCGGCACGACGAACACGCCATGTATGACGCCACGATCCACGCCTGCATCCTTGCGGTGCGCGAGGGTTTCCCGCATCTCAGCGCCCGTGACATCATCGATCCGCCGCGCCAATGGTTCGATGCGGCCCTCGCCCGCCAGATCGCCCTCCACCTGATGGTTGTCGAGTTCGACTGGCCGAAACGCCGGATCGTTATCCATGAGGAGCGGTCCCGAGAAGCGATCAATCGAGCCTTGCGCACGATCGACGCGCGCCTGGAGGGCTCGCGCTTCGAAGCGCACTACCGCCGCATGGCGGAAGCCGCACGTGGATTTCTCGCCGAGCAGCTCGAAGAGCAGGAGGATGCAGCCTGATGGCCTCCTTCAAGACAATTCGGCTTTCAGACATTGCCGTGCCGCCGCGCCTTCGAGATGTCGAGGAAGAGCATGCAATCGCGATCGCTCAGTCGATCGTCGAGCATGGCCTGATCAATCCAATTACGGTTCGGGCCACGCCCGCCGCAAAGAGCGGGAAATACACGCTCGTTGCGGGCGCTCATCGTCTACGCGCTTTCCAGCTGAACGACGAGGATGAGATCGACGCCATTGTGGTCGAAGCGGACAAGCTCGAGGCCCAGTTGGTCGAGATAACCGAGAACCTCTTCCGCAATGAGTTGTCCGTCATCGACCGGGCTACATTTGTCAGCGCCTATCGGGAGATCTGGGAACAAAGGCACGGAAAGGTGGCGCCCGGCCGTCCTGGTAATAGTGCCAACTTGTCACAATTATTCCAGACCGAAACAGCCGGCTTCGCCTCGCACGTGGCAGAGCGCATGGGACTGTCCCGCCGCGCCATTTTTCGCCTCGGCAAGATCGCAAAGCTTCACGCGGATGTTCGCTCCGCTCTACGCGGAACCCCCACGGCAGACAATCAGTCACAACTGTTGAAAATCGCAAAACTCGAGCCCCAGAGACAGCGCGAGTTGGCCACCGCGATCGGTCTGATGGATCACGACGTCGAACGCGCATGGTCGGAACTAGCGGCTGTCCGCCCCAAGTCTCAACCGGACGAGGACACCAGGCAGAAAGCCGTTCTTCTCAAGCTGCAGGCCGCCTGGGACGAGGCGAGCGAAGAAACCCGGGAAGAGTTCCTAAGCCTGATAGGTCAGGTGCCGGACACCCTGCTGGCCGACCTTCGGCGGGAGGTTGTGCAATGAAACATCCCGACCAGTTCGATCTCTTCCAGGCTCCTCTCTTTCCGACACGATCGCCATCAGCGCAGATCGATATCAGGCGCTTCCGCGCGAAACTGAAGCGGGCCATGGCCCAGGCTATCCGCGAATGCCCACACGACCGGCCGACCATCGCAGCCAGGATGGCACAGTATCTCGGGCTGGAAACCCTCTCCAAGACAACGCTGGATGCCTACACCGCCGAGAGCAAGGAGACGCACGACATCAGCCTGATACGCTTCAAGGCCTTCGTGCGCGCTACCAACGCGAACTGGCTATGGGACCTGGTCGTCTCGGAAGACGGGCTGATCATGCTGGAAGGCGACGAGGCCCGCCTCGCAGAAATCGCGAGGCTTCAGCAGGAACAGCGTGAACTGGCAAACGAGCTGAGAACCCTGCGCGCCATTCCCGTCAACATCAAACGGCGGGGTAGCTCGCTATGACCATCATCACCGCAATGCTCATACTCGCCGCATTTGCCGCCGCCCTGCTCGGTACCCTGTTCACGGCCCGGAGATCCGCCACACTGAGCGTCATCCTGGGCTCGACGATGCTCGGGATCTTCCTGCTGTCGAGTATCGTCATCGGGATGCTGCGATGAAAGAGTGGTTCACCGTGGCCGAACTGCTTGCAGCCGATCTGCCAGACATGCCTGCCGATGCGTCCGGATATAGCCGATACATCGGCCTTCATGGTTGGCGTCTGCAGCCTGAGAAAGCCCGCAAGCGGGCAGGTCAAAAAGGCGGCGGCTACGAATACCACCTGACGCTCCTTCCCGTCCCGGCACGACAACGACTGTCTCTCATACTCGCCCTCGCAGCGGACGAAGAACGGTCCGAAAAGGACCGGCGCCGCAAGTCTCGCTGGAATGCCTTTGAAGCCCTGACGGCGGATCAGAAAATGGTCTGTGAAGACCGTTTAAAGGCTCTTCGAAACGCCTATGAGCTGACCTCGGCGGGGCTGGGTCGCACCAATGCCATGAAGGCGGCCGCCCATCTCGCCGGCGTCAGCATGCCGACCCTCTACGCCTGGGACAAGCTGATACAGGGCATTGATCGGGAAGACTGGCTTGCGGCACTCGCTCCTTCCGTGCGGTCCAAGACGGGCGCGGGTCAAAAGATCGACGAGGACGCCTGGGATTTCCTGAAATCCGATTACCTACGTCCGGAAAAGCCAACCTTCTCAGCCTGCTACAGGCGAATGCTCAAAGTCGCCAAGCGGCAGAAATGGTTGTCGATCCCCTCCGAAGACACCTGCAGACGACGGTTCGATCGTGAAGTCCCGCGCGCGGTCCAGGTGCTGGCGCGTTCGGGCAAGGACAAGGCGAAGACGCTCTTTCCCGCTCAGCGCCGTGTCCGCACCCATTTCCACGCCATGCAGGCCGTTAACATGGACGGGCACAAGATCGACGTCTTTATCTCCGTGCCCTGGTCCGAGAAGCCGATCCGCATGTTCCTGGTCTGCATCCAGGACCTCTATTCCGGAAAGATCGTTTCCTGGCGTCTTTCCGATGCCGAGACGTGGGAAGCCGTGCGGCTTGTCATCGGCGACATGGTCGAGGTCTTCGGCATTCCGGACGATATCTATCTCGATAACGGACGTGCCTTTGCCTCAAAGTGGATCTCCGGCCAGAGCAGGACACGCTTCCGCTTCAAGGTGAAGGAAGAGGATCCGCAAGGGTTGCTCGTCACCCTTGGTATCCAGCCGCACTGGACAACGCCCTATTCTGGTCAATCCAAGCCAATCGAGCGCGCCTTCCGCGACCTCGCAGACAATATCGCCAAGCACCCCTATTGCGCCGGCGCCTACACCGGCAATCGCCCGGACGCCAAGCCGGAAAACTATATGACCAGAGCCATTCCGCTCGAAGGCTTCCGGATGCATGTCGCGGCACAGATTACCGACCACAATGCGCAGGAAGACCGACGCGCCGCAGCCTGCGCCGGCCGCAGCTTCGATGAGACATTCACGGAGAGCCTTGCAAATCCGTCGACGATAGTCCGGTGGCCAACAGCGGCGCAGAAGAGCCTCTGGTTGCTGGCATCTGAAACCCTGCGCACGAAAAAGGGATCCGGAGAGATTCACTTCCAGGGAAATCGCTACTGGTCCCGCGATTTGAACGCGATATCCGGCGCGAAGGTCACTATCCGTTTCGATCCAGACAAACTGCACGAGAGCGTTCGTGTCTACGATCTGGATAACCGTCTGATCTGCGAAGCGGCCTGTATCGCCGATACGGGCTTCGACAATGTCGATGCGGCCCGTCAGCATGCCCGCACCAGGCGCGACTATGCCAAGGCGCTCCAGGCGCAGCGCGAGGCGCACACCAAACTGACCGCCGCTCAACTTGCCGACATCATCTACCGCGGCGAACCAACGGCGCCCGGGAAGTCCAAACCTTCTCGTCCGGCGGTGACGCGACTGGCGACGCGTGGAAGCACGGCGCCCCGCGTCGAAACGGACGCCATCAGCGACGACGAATTTCTTGCCAGCTTTTCGAATGCGGTGGCCCGCGCAGCGGACAGCGCATCGATCCTCGAATTCCCCAGGTCCGGGAATGGGCCGGCGCCCGCATCCGCCGGTCGATCGCATGAGCCGAAACGTAGGTCGTACGGTTCCAGACAAAAGAAGGGCGGGAGTGATCCTGCCCGCTAAAAGCCCCCAAGGGGGTTGCAAAGGGAACCTTCTAGATGAGCCGATACACGCCCACCAATATAGGCAGTTGGGACCGCCCCCAGCCGACACCCGACTTCCTCTCCAAGCATGACAGTGCCGATGTAACCGAATGGCAAATCCTGACCGCCCGCGTCATGGAGGTCGCATCCCTCAATCGCTGGACTAAGGCCGAAGTGACCCGTCGCGCGGGCATGCGAGACGGCACCTTTTCCCAATGGTTTTCCGGCAGCTATCTCGGTCGCCTCGATACCAACAACCAGACCGTCCGGCATTGGCTCGATGCCCTGGAGGACGCCGCCTCGCTGGCCGGAGCCATCCGCCAGTCTCCACGCTTCATCAAGATGCGCGGCAGCGAGGAAGTGGCAAGCACCCTCCGCTGGGCACAGATGACCGGCGACATGGTGATGATTACCTTCGGCGCAGGAATGGGGAAGACAGCCACCTGCCGCAACTACGTCGCCACCAATCCGCATGTCTATCATGCGACGGTCAGCCCCCACACCAAGACGGTGCACGGTATGCTGACAGAACTGGCAACCGAACTGGACGTCCAGCAGCATAACCCGGCCAAGCTTACCCGTGCGATCGGCCAGAAGCTGGCACGCATCGGCGGCGGTTCGTTGCTGATCATCGACGAGGCGCAGAACCTGGTAGATGAAGCCATCAACCAGCTGCGCCACTTCGTCGACATCTACCAGTGCGGCGTCGCTCTGGTCGGCAACGAGGAAGTATATAGCCGCTTTGGCCGCACGAATGGCGGCCCGTCCTACGCCCAGCTGAAAAGCCGCGTCGGCACCCGCCTGAAGCGGATCAAGCCATATCTCGAGGATCTAGAGACCTTCATCGCCGCATGGGACGTCACCGATCCCGATGCAATCAAATTCTTGATCGGTGTCGGCATGAAAGGCGGCGCTCTTAGACAGGTCGATAAGACGGTCAAGCTCGCCTATTCGATCGCCGACGAGCGCGCAGAACCACTTGGTCTGAAGCACGTCCAGGCGGCCTGGAAGAACCGGGACGTGGAGGGACTGGCATGATCCGCCTGTCCGTCGAACTCAAAGCCACGGCCGATGAACTGCCCAAGGCAAAGCCGGCGGATCTCCCCGAGATCGCGAGCGAATTGCAGGTTCTCGCGCGTCTCGCCGCCAGCATGGAACGGGAACTCGATGTGCTCCGCCTCGGAGAAGCGTCGAGACAGGGCGGCAAGGCGCTCGAACAACTGGCCACCGAACAGCTGACGCACCTGGTCCGCGATCCGGAGGGCAAGGTGATCCACCACGACTTCGGGAGGAAGCCATGATCCTCAATGCATCGGAAGAGGTGCAGGCCCTGCGTGAAGCGCTGAAGCCCTTCAGCCAAAGCGGCTGCCTGCTCGACGGCGAGCAGGTGACCAACATACTCGCCTGGCTCGGAACGATCCGCGCCCTGGCAAGGGAAGCCGAGGAAGAGGTTCTGATCCTGAACGGCGCCCTGAAAGCGCAGGATGACCGTAACCGTGGCCGGATACGGACCCTGCGTCCTCTTGGCCGCGACGACGCCAGCGCCAAGATCGTCCCCCTGGTGGCCCGTCCGCGGTTCCTGCGCGCATCGCCACCGGATGACGGAGACGCAGCATGACGAGGCTGATGATCCCCGTTGAGATCCCGGTCGAGGTCATCGCCGATGCCCTCGCACCGGATATTGCGAGAGCCCTTCAGCAGAGGGAGGGCGACAAAACCACGAAGAAACACCGAGCACCGTCCCAGAGCCTGGTGGAAGCCGCTAGGATCCTGGCGGACGCCCTGACCCGCTTCGAAGACAGCGAGGGCACGCGAGACGAGCAGCGTGCACGGGCGAACCTCAAGGCCGCCGCAAGCGGCGTTCGCAAGGCATACCGCAACTTCACCAAACCGATCAGAGGACCGCAGTCATGAACAGCGTCATCATCGAAGAGCAGCCAGACAACGGCATTACCATCGTCAACGGGCGGGAATGGATGGAGGACGCTAAGGGCCATCTGGTGCCACTCGCCAACGTCAAACCCGAAGACAAGCTGCAGGACGAGACAGTCCGGAAGATCATTGGTTTCGCCAAGTCGCTGTCCGCCCAGATCGCCCGCTTCAAGAAGCACACCATTGCCGACATCAGCGCATTCGATGCGCTGCTCGAGCAGGAATACGGCCAAAAGATCGGCGGCAAGAAGGGCAACTCGACCTATTCAACGATCGATGGGCGGATGCGCGTCGTCGTCCAGTTCGCCGATCAGGTCAGCTTCGGCCCGCAGATCCATATCGCCAAGGCACTGATTGACGAGTGCCTGACCGAATGGTCGGCAGACGCCCGCCCGGAGATCCAGTCGATCGTGACCCGCGCCTTCAACACCGACAAGGAGGGACAGATCAACAAGGCGGAGATCTTCATGTTGCTTCGGCTCGATATCGACGACGAGCGCTGGCAGCGCGCCATGGATGCCATCCGCGACAGCATCCGGGTTACGGGATCAAAGGGCTATATCCGGTTCTACGAGCGAGAGAACGGTGACGACGAGCTGCACGCGATCACCATCGATTTGGCCAAGGCGTGAGTATAAGCAATGTCCTACCAAGAAATGATGCCTACCCACTTCAAGCCTCAGCAATACCCCATTTTTTCTTCGAATTATTTAGCATACATCTGTAGCAAAAAAATTTTTCTCCCGAGACCTCTACATGATATCGGGATAAAGAATTCGAAGCTTCTCTATCCGCCTTTTAAGCTCCTCCATCCCTCTGTTGAGAGCCGGATAATTCTGATCAAGTTTGGTGAGGCAATATACAATTTGCTCCACCCCGCTGCCGTATGCGTCGTCGACGAACCAGAAAGCGAAGTCCTCTTCTCTTTCCTGACCGTACCTTTTCTGGTTCGCAATTCGACTGGCTGCAGTAGTGCCCTGCGCACTGATCGCTTTGACCTCCCCGACCGCACGCGTCAGGGAACCATCGAGATATTCGAACGCCTGTTCAAACTCCCTCGAGTTCAGAATTTTTTCAGTGCCGCAAATCGCTTTCTCGACTTCATATGCCCGAGCCATGACAAGTTTTGCTTCATGCGGGGCAAGGGAGAATGCCAGAGCCAAATCCGTTACAAGAAACGTGGTAGCCCTGATCTCTTCGAAGTAAGCTGTGACCAGCCTTTCCATGGCCGCGTACTCATTTCGCAAATTCAGCGCAACCGTATGATTGTGCCGCCGCTCTTGCGCTCTATCAGACCCCTCCATAGCGCGGACAGTCCAAGCAGCCGCAAAAACCGCAATAAGACCAGCGATCAACGTCTGGAAATCATACACCCGCTGAGCCAACCCTTGAGTTCGATCACCGAACATCGCAGGCGGCAAAATAAGCATTCCGGCAGCAACCAATCCTGCCCCGAAGAAAGCGCTGGCGGTGCTAACTCGCATCGAAACTTTCCTATTCAGTCTGTTGAGATCACAGAACCGTTCCACGTCCGTTGCTCGGCCGCAAGCCATGTCCGGAATACTCCTCAGGACAGTTTCAACAACAACATTGCAATTCGAAGGGATTTAGCATGACCTCTTCAATCGCTGCCCTCCACGTAGCCAAGAAACAACTCGGCCTCGACGACGACACCTATCGCGCCAAGCTTGCCAGGATCACCGGCAAATCCTCCGCCAAAGATATGAGCGAGCCCGAGCGACAGGCCGTCCTTTCGGTTCTGCGCAATGAAGGCTTTTCGTTATCGACCGCTTCAGGGCGCCATGGCAGCCGGCGCAAGCTGACCGGCAAATATGCGCCCAAACTGCAGGCGCTCTGGATTGCCGGCTTTAATCTCGGGGTCATCGATGATCGTGAAGACAGCGCCATGATCGCCTTTATCAGGCGACAGACTGGCGTTGATGACACCCGGTTCCTGCATCACGCCGACGATGCCCGAAGGGCCATAGAAGGGCTGAAGGCGTGGCTGCACCGCGAAGCCGGCGTGGACTGGTCCGACAAGAAGAGCCTGCCGCCCTATGCTGCCGCCCATGGCTACAGGATCGCCCAGGCACAGTGGCGGATGTTCGGTGGCGCTGCCGCCGACTTCTGGTCGGTGGTGAAGGACATTCTTGACGAGGACAGGGCAACCCGCGATCTCAGTGCTCACCAGTGGATCACCGTGATGAACTATTTCGGGGAGCGCATCCGGTCTTCAAGGGAGGCCACGCCATGAGCCGGAAGCCGATTGCCATTCCCATGCCGGTGGCAAGCAGCGCCTGGCCCGATGTTACCGATCACGCCGTGCTGCGCTACCTGGAGCGCCGCCATGGCCTCGACGTGGCCTCCATTCGCGAACAGATCGCCAGGGCCTGCATCGACGGTGTGCGCTACGGCGCCACCGGCGTGACCCATGATGGCGTGAAGTTCGTCCTGCAGCAGGAGCGCGTCGTCAGTTGCCTGCCGACCAACTGGCACTCCCGGGATCTGCGCACTCCGAAACCCGAGGGAGACGGCTAGATGGGCCGTCACCTTCCCCTGTTCCGCCAGGCTGAGTTGAAGAGGCTTCAGGAGCGCCGCGAAGCGCTTTTGAAACGTCTTCAACATCTGCGGCCGATGAGCCACCGGCGGGTCGGCGTCCAGGCAAAGCTCTGCGACATCACCACCGAGCTGCTGCGCCTCGAACGGGAGGAAAGGCCGCGATGATATCCAACGCGATCAAGGTGCCAGCCCACATCCAGCCCTATACCGATGTGCTCGGCATCGCCTTGGGCGTGGACTTCCTGTTGGCCTTCGGCGGCACGCCGGTCTACCTCTCCGAACATCCGCAGGAGCGTTCGCCGGTCCTGCAACTGGTGGGCAAGGAGAAGACGATCGAACTGGCGAAGCGCATCCATGTCGGTGGTGTCACTGTGCCGACCGGAAAACCCTTCATCGCCGAATATTTGCGCTATAAGGGCCTGACGAACATTGCCATAGCCCGGCGTCTTCATGTGACCGAGACGACGGTTCGCAATTGGCTCGGCCGACAAGTGGACGCCCAACTGGACCTGTTTGGCTAAGTTGCCGCAAAGCTGGCGAGTGTTATCCACCGCCTCATTCAGGGACACTGCAAACCAATCGGACTTGCTCTCAGATTGGTACTTCCCTTGCTGGACCTTCACAAAATCAACCCGCAATTCCTGCTGTCGATCGTGCCGCGAGCCTCGGGCAAAAACTATTCCGCAGCACAGGTATCGATTGCCGGACATATCGCGCCGCTGGTGCCGGATCTGTTTGCCTATGCGGCACTCACCAGTTCGCTGAGGATCGCACATTTTCTGGCGCAGCTTGCCCATGAGAGCGACAGCTTCAAGACCGCGGTCGAATATGCGTCCGGTCGCGCCTATGAGGGCCGCGCCGATCTCGGCAATACGAGAGCCGGTGACGGCGTGCGCTATAAGGGTCATGGCCTGATCCAGCTGACCGGCCACGGCAATCACCGCGCCTTCACACTCTGGATGCGAAAGATCATCCCCGGCTGCCCCGACTTCGAGGCCCATCCCGAGCTTGTGGCCGAATTCCCGTGGGCGCTGTGGGCCGCCATCTATTTCTGGATGGAGCACGGTCTCAATCGATTTGCCGATCGCGATGACCTGATCGGCGCCACCCGTGTCATCAACGGCGGCACCAATGGCCTCGAAGACCGTCGCCAGTGCCTCGGCCGCGCCAAGACGGGCATGGCTCGCCTGTCGGCCGGAGAGATCTCGATCGCCCAGGAGGGCTTCGAGGTCCTGCATCGCGGCAGCGAGGGGCGTGGCGTGGCGCAACTCCAGCGCGGTCTGTTTGCCGCTGGCTACTCGGTCGCCATTGACGGCGACTTTGGACCCGGCACGGAAACGGCCGTGCGGATGCTTCAGAAAGATGCCGGCCTGACCGTTGATGGCATTGTCGGTGCGAACACCTTCGCTGCCCTCAAAGCCTATATGCCGCCGGAGGTCTAGCCGATGGAAAAGCCTTCCTACAGATCCTCCCGCCGTTTCATCTGGGTCAATGTCGCGCTCGCCTGGATGGTCATTCTGATCCTCTGCTCAAGTGCTGCCTTCGGCCAGACAACGGCCGTCGACATCGCCACGATCGCCCTGCCGTCGATGGTGGCGATCGTCGTCGGCAGCTTCAGTGTGCATCGCGGCTTTGGCTCGCTCGACATGCGCACCATGGGGCTTGCCAGCAGTCGCGGCGATCCGCCTGCATCAGCCGATGCCCAGGGATTTCCGTCAGAACCTCAAGTTGGCGTCCCGTGATCAAGCTCGCGCCGTATCTGATTGGCGGGTTTGCCATCGCCGCGCTGCTGCTGGGAGCTGCAGCGCTCGTCAATTCCGGCCTCGGCAAGATCCGGGCGATGGAAGCGGCAGCCGCCAAGACGGCCGGCGATGCAAGGGATGCATACTGGCGTGCCGAGATCGAGAAGGCCAATGCCGAAGTCGCGCGGGTGCGCCAAAACCTGGCCGAACAGGCGCTCAAGCAGCAGGACCTGGCCGCACGCGACATCGCAGGCTTTGAAGGCGACCGCACCGACCTGGAGAAACAGAATGAGGCCCTTGCCGAGGATGATGACCGCTGCGGTCTTAGCCGTGACCGCGTCCAGCTGCTCGTCCGTTGAGAGCGAGACGCCGAAGCCGCAGATCAAGACCGTCTATCTTGATCCGGTCATCCCGCCGGCAGCAGAGATCGAGTGTCAGTTGACGACAGTTCCGCGGGACCAAGCGCTCACCGACAAGCAGACGCAGGATCTCTGGAACAAGGATCGCACCGAGATAAAGGTCTGCAATGTCAGGCGCCGTCTTGCCGTCTCGGCTGCAAAGGCGCCGGCGTCGGGGAGCCCAGAATGATGCTCGATGTCCAGCAGGTTCTACCCTATCTCAGCGTGCTTCTCGCGGCGATCGCCCTTCTCGGCCATGCCAAGAATTTCTTCTCCTCCGGAGAGAAGGTCATCATGGCCAAGCTCAACGAGCTGGAGACGGCGCTGGCCGCCAAGGTCGAGCAACACGAACGGACGCTCGTCGACCACGACCGACGCATCCAGACCAGCGAGAACGAACTCAAGCACATGCCGAACAAGGACCAGGTGACGGACCTGAAGCTCGCGCTGTCGGATCTGCGCGGCAATGTCGGGACGCTGACCGAGACGCTGGGGAGCGTATCGAGGACCGTTCACCGCATCGACGACTGGCTTCGCGAAAAGGGGCAGTGATGAACCATCTGAGTTTTGAAGAACATGCAGCCCAGGACGCCCGGCTGATTATCCTCAAGGGGCTGAACGACCAGACCGACGGCCGGCTGAACGAAAGCATGCTGACCACGGTGCTGAACACCTTCGGGCATAACCGCTCGCGCGAATGGACGCGCACCCAGATGCTGAAGCTGAAAGAACTGGGCGCCGTCGTCATCGTCCAGGCCGGCACCGTGATGATCGCCTCGATCACTCGCGCCGGCGTCGATCACCTCGAACGTCGCTCTGTGATCGACGGCATCGCCAAGCCCTCGCCTGAGGTGTGAGATGGCACGCAAAGGGCGCGGCCGGCTGAGCGGCATCGAGCTATTGCCTGAGGAATGCGCACCGGTCGTCGCCTGGGCGGCCGGCGCACTGCAAAAGCGCGATGTCCCGCAGACCGAGATCTATTCCGAGTTTGTCTCCCGGCTGGAGGGGATAGAGCGGGAACATCGCGGCGAGCTGGAGTTCAGGATCCCTTCCTTCTCTGCCTTCAACCGCTATTCGGTGAAGCTGGCCCTGATGACCAGCCGGATTAATCAGGCCTCCGAGATCGCCGGCACGCTGGCGGAAAAGTTCGATGCCGGCGATAGCGACGACCTGACCCTGATCGCGGCCGAGACGATCAAGACCCTGATCTTCGAGATCCTGACCAATGCCGGGGAAGCCGGCATCGAACCGAAGGATGCTATGGCGCTCGCCAACGCGCTGCGCGCCGCGACCCAGGCGCAGAGCGTCTCGACGCAGCGCCGCGAGAAGATCGAGAAGGACTTTGCCACCAAGGCAAAGGCCGCCGTTCAGACGGCAACCAAAGCCAAGGGGCTTAGCCAGGAGACGGCCACTTCGATCCTGAGCGAAATCCTCGGGGTGAAGACGCCATGACGGCACCGATTACCAAGGAGGAATGGGCAGAGGCGCGGCGCAGCGCGACTGAAGTGCTGCCTGATATCGTCGACAAGCTCGGGCTGCCGAAAGCCTTGCTGCCCTACCAGGGCAATCTGCTGGAGACGCTTGAGAGTTCCACCTGTCACGTCCTCTTCGTCGAGAAGTCGCGCCGCATCGGTCTGACCTTCGGCTTTGCCGCCTATGCGGCGTTGCGCGCGGCCCGTGCCAAAGCTGCCGGCGGCATGGACGTGATGTATATCTCCTATAGCCAAGAGATGACGCGCGAGTTCATCGACGCCTGCGCCATGTGGTCTCGCGCCTTCAATCAGGCGGCCATGGCGGTTGACGAGTTTCTGTTCGACGACAGCGACAAGGACGGTGAGCGGGCGATCCAGGCTTTCCGCATTCGTTTTGCCTCGGGCTTCGAAGTGCTGGCGTTGTCGTCGGCGCCGCGATCGCTGCGTGGCAAGCAGGGTGTGGTGATGATCGACGAAGCAGCCTTCGTCGATAATCTGAAAGAGCTTTTGAAGGCGGCGCTCGCCTTCCTGATGTGGGGCGGCCAGGTTGTCGTCTGCTCGACCCATGACGGAACCGAAAACGAGTTCAATCTGCAGATCCGGGACATCCTCGGCGGCCGCAAACCATACCATCATATGCGCATCGATTTCGACGAGGCGCTGCGCCAGGGCCTTTATGAGCGTATCTGCCTGGTCAACGGAGCGACATGGACGCCCGAGGCCGAAGCGATCTGGCGCCAGGACATCATCGACTTCTACGGCGATGGCGCCGACGAGGAGCTGTTCTGTATCCCGACCATGGGCACCGGCTCCTGGCTGTCGGCGCCGCTGATCGAGGCGCGCATGACATCCGATGCGCCTGTGCTGTCGCTCGATTTGCCGACCAACTTCCTGCAGCGGCCCGAGCTGGAGCGCCGGGTCCTGTTGTCGCCCTTCATGGAAGAGCTGGAGGCGGCACTGGAGGTGCTCGACCAGAATCTTCTCTATGCCTTCGGTTTCGACTTTGCCCGCGTCGCCGATCTCTCGGTCGGCACACTGCTCAGCCTAGACAAGATGCTGAAGCGCAGAAGCGCGCTCACTGTCGAATTGCGCAATGTGCCGGGTGACGAGCAGAAGATGATCGTGCGCACCATCCTTTCGGCGGTCACGCGGATGGTCGGTGCTGCGTTCGATGCGACCGGCATGGGCTGGACGGTCGCTGAGGATATGGGGCGCCTCTTCGGTCTCAGAGAAAACGAGGACAGCAGCGGCCTCGTCTGGGCAATCAAGTTCACCCAGGACTGGTACCGGATCAACATGCCGCCGCTGAAGGTGGCCTTTGAAGACGATGCCATCTCGATTTCGAAGAACGACAATCACCTGACCGATCTGCGGTCGGTGAAGGTGATTGCCGGCATTCCGCGAGTGCCGGATGTGCGCAGCGGCGAAGGTCCGAAAAAGCGCCACGGCGACTATGCGATCGCGCTGGCGCTGGCGCACTTTGCCAGCCGCATGCAGTGGCACGACTATGGCTATCGAAGGGCGCCGATCCCGTTGGATCGCTTTTCCGAGCCGGCCGAGCGTCAAGGCGATGACGGCCGCTTCCGCATGTCCACCCTGAAACGAGCAAGAGGACTTTTCTGATGGCCGTCTCCTCCATTCTGGGGCCGGATGGCCGGCCTCTTCGAAAAGCCGAACTGGTGCGTGAGCAAGGCGCGCCGACCGTCAGGGGCATTCGCGATCCGTTCGGCCGCCATCGCGTTCCGGGCCTGACGCCTGGGCGCCTTGCCGGCATGCTCCGAACCTCGATCGATGGCGATTCGCAGGCCTATCTGGAACTGGCCGAGGACATGGAGGAGCGCGACCTGCATTACGCCGGCCTGTTGTCGATCCGGAAGCGCCAGGTCTCCGGGCTGGAGATCACCGTCGAGGCCGCGAGCGACGCGAAGATCGACGTTGAGGCCGCCGATCTCGTGCGAGAGGTTCTGGACCGGGACGAATTCGAAGACGAAGTCGTCGATATTCTCGATGCAATCGGCAAAGGCTTTTCCTGCACCGAGATCCTCTGGGACACGTCGGAGGGCCAATGGCGACCCTCGGCCCTGAAATGGCGCGACCCCCGCTGGTTTACCTTCGACCGGGTGAGTGGCGAAACACCGCTGATCCGCTCTGAGGATGGCGAAGCGCCATTGCAGCCCTGGTGCTGGATTGTCCATCGCGCCAAGGTCAAATCGGGCCTCACGATCCGGGGCGGTATCGCACGGGCCGTCGCCTGGACCTTCCTGTTCAAGCATTTCTCGCTGAAGGACTGGGCGATCTTCGTCGAAGCCTATGGCCAGCCGCTGCGCGTTGGGAAATATGGACAGGGCGCGACAGAAGAACAGAAGGCCAAGCTGATCGAGGCCGTGACGTCGATCGGCTCGGATTTCGCGGCGATCATCCCCGAGAGCATGGCGGTCGAGATCATCCAGTCGAACGTGTCTGGCAATCACGAGATTTACGAGAAGCGCGCCGACTGGCTCGATCGGCAGGTCTCCAAGGTCGTCCTCGGCCAGACGCAAACGACGGATGCGCAGGCCGGCGGCTATGCGGTCGGCAAGGTGCATGACGGTGTGCGCGACGACATCGAGCGAGCCGATGCCAAGCAGCTGGCAGCCACACTCACCCGTGACCTCGCCATGCCGCTGGTCGCCTTCAACCTTGGACCGCAACGCCGCTATCCGAAAGTCAGGATCGGCCGCCCTGATGAGGTGGACATCGACGGCCTTGTGAAGAATGTCGTCAGCCTGGTACCGCTTGGGCTGAAGGTCGGCATGTCGACCCTGCGCGACAAGATCGGCCTTCCTGATCCCGATCCCGACGAGGAGCTGCTGCAGCCCTCCCGGCAAAGTCAGCCGGACGGCGAAACCGAGAAGCCCGAAGACACGAAGGAGGCAGTCGCCCGCACGCTGCCGGCAACCGTTGTGCCCGATGCGATCGACAGCGCGATTGACCAGATGCTGGCCGACGACGGCTGGGAGCTGCTGGTGGAGCCGGTGATCGCCGGTCTGCAGTCGGAACTGGCCGGTGCCAGGGATCTCGGTGAGGCCCGCGCTATTCTTGCCAAGCGCATTGCCGATCTCGATGTCACCGCGCTTGCCGACCTTCTGGCACGAGCCGGCTTCAATGCCAGGCTTGCGGGTGAAACAGGAGAGGACCTGACGTGACGGCGCGGCTCGCGCCGCTTGCGCCGGCCGAGGCGATCGCGGCGTACCGTGCCAGATCCAGCCAGCTCGAAACCTTCTCCTGGCAGGACGCCTGGCAGGAAGAGCACGCGGCCATGTTCACGGTCGCCAAGTCCGCCGGCTTCGACATTCTGAACGACATTTACAGCGCCCTCGAACGGGCTTTGAACGATGGCCAGACGATCGAGCAGTTCTCCCGTCAGCTGAAGCCTGCGCTCCAGGCCAAGGGCTGGTGGGGCCGACAAAGGGTGACCGACCCGCTGACCGGCGAGGAGACGTTCTCGCAACTCGGCTCCACGCGACGGCTGCAGACCATTTTCGACGTCAATATGCGCGTCTCCTATGCGGCCGGCCATTGGGCGAACTTCGAGCGCAATCGCACCACGCGTCCCTATCTGCGTTATGTGACCATGCGGGACGATCACGTGCGCCCGGCCCATGCCCGCCGGCACAATCTCGTTCTCCCGGTTGATCATCCCTATTGGAACGAATGGGCGCCGCCATGCGGCTTTGGCTGTCGCTGTACGCTGCAAAGCCTGTCGGAGCGTGACATCCGCCGGCTGCAGGCGGAAGGCGAGCAGCTGTTCTTCGACCCGCCGCCGGACACCTATCGCAGCTTCACCAACAGGCGCACCGGCGAGATCGTCAGGGTGCCCGATGGGATCGATCCTGGCTGGGCCTATAATCCCGGCAAGGCGAGCATCGAGGCGAAGGCCAAACAGAATTATACCGAGAAGATCGCCGGTGCTCCGCGAGAGTTCGGTGAGGCGGCGCTGCGCGATATTTCCGACCCGCGTTGAGTCCGCAGCAGCGCGCCCAGGAGCGTTGCTCGTCCCCTGTTTCGGGACGGTTGCCCCGAACGTCCCCCAAATCGCGCCCAAGGCCTTCAAAACGGCTTCAAATTCGAAGTGGGATTGAAGCCCTCCCCGTGATATGCAGGATCTGCCGGCAGCAAGCCAGAGCCGGCACTCTCACCATAGCCCTACCGGATGTTTTGCCGATCTGCTTGTCGGCAATCTCGCGGCATGTTGAAAGCCGCCCACTCCTCCCTCTTCGCGGATACCGCGACCCACGCAACCTATCTCGGCGTCAATGATGCCGGCGAGGACAGTGCGTCCCATTGGATCATGCTTCTGCCGGCCGGCCAGTTCTCCGGACGTGATGGTCGCGGTCCCTACACGCTTGCCGACCTGCAGGCGATGCGCACCGTCATCGAGGCAAGCAGCCGTCGTGCCGGCTCTACGGAACTGGTCGTCGACTACGATCACCAGAGCGTTTTTTCTTCTGTGCCGGGCGTCGGCGGACTGGCGCCCGCCGCCGGCTGGATCAAGGAGCTCGATGCGCGTCCCGATGGTCTCTATGGCCGTGTCGAGTGGACGGAAAAGGCAGCCCAGGCGATCCGCGCCAAGGAGTATCGCTACATCTCGCCGGTCTACCGGCACAGTAAGGACGGCAAGGTGTTGCACCTTGTTTCGGCGGGGCTGACCAATACCCCGAACCTCGATCTCGCAGCCGTCGCTGCCAGATCCCATCCCAACTCTCAGGAAACCGACATGGATAAGCTTATCGAAGCCCTGGGCCTGGCTCAGGGCGCGGCGGAGGCTGACGTCCTCACGGCCGTCAATTCCCTTCTGTCGTCTGTTGCTGCGATCGCGGTTGCCGCCGGCGTCGCCAAGGATGCGGATACGGAGACCATCGTCACCGCCATCCAGTCCGCTTCCACCACCAATGTGGATCCGGCGCGGTTCGTGCCGGTCGATCAATTCGTCGCCGTTCAGCGCAACCTGAAGACGCTGACCGAAAAGCTGGCTGACGACGAAGCCGAGATGGCTGTCAGCAGAGCGATCGAGAGTGGCCAGCTGACACCGGCCGCACGCGCCTGGGGCCTGTCGCTGCACAAGTCCAATCCGGCAGCCTTTGCCGACTACCTGAAGACGGCGCCGCAGCTGACGGCCGCGCAGCGCACCGCAAGTGCCGTGCCGCCCGCGAATGGCGAGCCGTCGCTCTCCGAAACCGACCTCGCCGTCATGCGCCAGATGGGGCTGACGAAGGAGGCGATGATCAAGGCCAAGAAAGGCGGTGACGCATGACGGCGCTGACGAAGGACCGCAACACGCCCCGCCGCTCCGGTGACAACAGGCAGTTCCCGGTCGCCGCCGGCGCCAAGCTGTTTGCCGGCGCCATGGGGGCCGTCAATGCGGCGGGTCTTGCAGTGCGGATGACGACGGCAACGACGATCAAAGGTGCCGGCCGGATCAAGCGGCCGGTGGACAACACTGCAGGCGCTGCCGGCGACCTCGTCGTCGATATCGAGGTCGGCATTTTCCGCTACGAGAATTCTGCGGGCGCCGACCTCATCACCAAGGCCGCGATCGGAGCCGTCTGCTACGGCGTCGACGATCAGACGGTCGCTCTCACCAGCGGGACGAATACGCGTTCCGTCGCCGGCACAATCTTCGACGTGGACGACCAGGGCGTCTGGGTCGAGTTCGCCTGAAAGGCCTGATCATGGAAATCACCACGCATACGCTGCAGTCGGCCTTTATCGGCTTCAACGCGTCCTTCCAGGCGGGCCTTGCCGAGGCGACGTCGATGTATGGAAGGATCGCCACCACAGTGTCGTCGACGACGCGGTCCAATGAATATGGCTGGCTCGGTAAGTTTCCGGGTTTCCGCAAATGGGTGGGCGACCGCGTCGTCAACAATCTCGCCAAGCACGGCTATACGCTCACCAACGAGTCCTATGAGAACACTATCGCCGTCGATCGCGATGATTTCGACGACGACAATCTCGGCATCTATGGCCCGATGTTCCGGGATCTGGGAGCCACCGCAACCGTCTTTCCCGACACGCTGATCTGGCCGCTGCTGAAGAACGGTTTCTCCGAACTTTGCTATGACGGCCAGCCGTTCTTCGATCTTGAGCACCCAGTGCTCGACGAGAAGGGCAAGGAAATCCTGGTCGCCAATACCGATGGCGGCGCTGGCACTCCATGGTTCCTGCTCGACACGTCCCGGCCGCTGAAACCGCTGATCTACCAGGAGCGACGCAGCTTTCAGAACCTCGTGCGGATGGACAAGGAAGACGATCCGAACGTCTTCAACCGCAAGGAATACCAGTACGGCCTCGACGGCCGTTGCCAGGTCGGCTTCGGCTTCTGGCAGATGGGCTGGGGATCGAGGCAGACACTGGATGTGGCGCATTACGAGGCCGCGCGCCTCGGGCTGATGAGCCTGAAGTCGGATTACGGTCGGCCGCTCGCGATCATGCCGAAGCTGCTCGTCGTGCCGCCTTCGCTGGAAAGTGCCGCGCTGAAAATCATCAACACGCAGTTTATCGACGGGGGCAACAGCAACCCCTGGTATCACACGGCCGAAATCCTCGTCGTTCCCTGGCTGGCGTAGCGGCGCGCCAACCAGATCAAGAGCCGCCGGTCTTAAGCGACCGGCGGTTTCTGGAAAAACGGATCCGCCGATCCGCTTTGTCAGAAACCGAATGGAGCTTTCCATGGCGCCTAAGAAAACTACCACGCCGGCAACAGCGGCCGACACTGTGCCACAGGCAGAAACGCCTTTGACTGATACCGCCGCGAAAGCGCCATATTCGCCACCGATTAGCGGCACCAATTCCCCCCATACCCCCCGGGAAACCCTCGGTGAGGAAGGCCTTGGTGCCTTCTCTGCCGAGGGCGAACCGGACATGCGATATCCGCTTCTGGTCGCCAGATTGAAGGCCTGCCGCGAGACAGGTCTAACCATGGTCAGCGCTGTCCGGATCTCGGCCAGACGCGATGGCTTTCGCCGTGCCGGCATGTCGCATCCCAAGGCCGCCACCGATCACCCGCCGACGACCTTCACCGAGGATCAGCTTGAGCTGCTCCTGGGCGAGCCGAACCTCGTCGTCGAGTTCATCTGAAGGCGCCGATGTCATGAGCTACTGCCAGAGACAGGACATGATCGACCGGTTCGGAGTTGAGCGGCTGACGCAGCTCACCGACCGCGTCAACAAGCCGGTCTCGACCATCGACGAGACGGTGCTGGCAACCGCAATCGACGACGCGGCCGGCCTGATCGACGGCTATCTGAAGAAGGTGGCCGAACTGCCTTTGACCGTCGTGCCGCCGGTGCTTCAGAAGTTCAACGCCGACATCGCGCTCTATTACCTCTATGGCGACAATGCCGACAAGGACAGCCCGGTCACCCGCACCTACAACGACGCCGTCTCCTTCCTGAAGGATGTCGCCAAGGGTCTGGTCGAACTGTCCGACGGCGCCGAGGTGCCGGCCGTCAGTGGCGACGGTGCTATCCGAACCGCAGCACCGGTCCGCGTCTTCACGCGTGACAGCCTGAAGGGCTTTTGAGATGCCCGGCGCGCTGATCAGCCTCGACGACAAGACCTCGCCCTTCATCGTCAACCTGATCCGCCAGGCGCGCCATCCAGGCGAGCTGATGGCGTCGATCGCTGGCTATCTCCTGACATCGACCCAGCGTCGGTTCGAGCGGGAGACGGGACCGGGCGGCGCCAAGTGGCCGGCGCTGTCCCGGCGAACCGCCAACCGCCGGATCGGGCGCCGGCGCCGCGGCACGAACAATATGCTGCGGGTCACAAACCGCCTCTATTCCAGCCTGACGACCCATGCGACCGAGACCACGGCCGAGGTCGGCACCAATCTCATCTATGCCGGCCCGCATCAGTTCGGCGCCGATATCGAGCAGTTCGCGCGCAGCCAGAAAAGCCACTTTAAACGGATCCGCGGTCGCAACCGGTTTGTGAAAGCCGGAACCAAAGGCGCAGTCACCAGGCCGGTGACCATTGGCAAGCACGTCGTGCGCATACCGGCGCGACCCTATCTCGGATTTTCCGAAGCCGACATCACCGAGATCCAGGAGATCGGCAAGGATTGGCTGGAGGCTGGCCGATGATCCAGGCGATGATCGACAAGCTGCTGGAAAGCGGCACGCCGTTTCGGATGGTCGGTGGCGCGGGGGATCTGGCCAACGTCAAGGATCGGCCAACAACGTCGCCGGCCGCCTTCGTCTATGTCGCCGCCGATCAGTCGCTGCCGAACGAACGGGCGACCGGCCGTGTTCTCCAGCGATCGGAAATCGAGATCGGCGTGGTCATTGTCGCCAGCAACCTTTCGGCCACCAACAATGCGGCAGCTGCCGCCGACATCGAGGCGTTGAAAGCCTATGTCCGCGCCCAGCTGATCGGCTTCCAGCCCGGTGGCGATACCGAGCCGCTCGAACATCATGCCGGCGAATTGCAGCAGGCGATCGGCGGCACGGTCTGGTTCGAGGACATCTACCGCACCGCCACCTACCTGCAGGAGAGCTGAACCATGAGACCGATCGCCGGTGGACGCTACACACGCCAGAAGAACGGAGAGCTGACGCAGGTCGAAGGGACCGGCTTCAAGCCCACCAAGACGACGAAGTCGAGCGCGCCGGCAAAGACCGCCGCTTCCGACAAGGTTGCCGCAAAGGCCTCCCCTCAGACAGAAGGTGACAAGGCATGACCACTCGCTTTTTGCGCAACCGCGCGATCCTTGCCAAGATCGAAGCCACCTATGGCACCGACGCTGCCCCGACGGGGGCCGCCAATGCCATGCAGATGACCAATGTGACGTTCACGCCGCTTGCCGGCGAGGAAGTCAGCCGCGACCTGGTCGTGCCGTATATGGGCCATCAGGGCGTCTTCCTGGTGGGATCCTACGCGACGCTCTCCGGCGAAGTCGAGATCGCCGGCGCGGGTGCCGCCGGCGACGTGCCCGCCTGGGGCGTACTGCACCGGATGTGCGGCATGGCCGAAGTCATCACCGAAGACGTCGACGTGCGCTACACGCCGGTGAGCGCGGGCTTCGAGAGCGGGTCGATCTATTTCAACATGGACCGCGTCAACCACGTTCTGCTGGGCGTACGCGGTACCTACACCATCAACCTGACGCCGAAACAGATCCCGCGCTTTGCCTACACCTTCACCGGGCTGCTCGGCACGATCACCGACACGGCGCTGCCGGCGGTCAGTCTGTCCAAATTCGTCAAGCCGGTTCCCGTCTCCAAGGCGAACACGACATTTGCCCTGCATGGCTATGCCGGTGCCTGCGAAGGTCTCACCATGGATCTCGCAAACCAGATCGAGCCCCGCTTCCTCATTGGTGCGGAAAACATCCAGCAGGTCGATCGGATGATGACCGGCCAGGCGGTCATGGAGGCAACGGCGCTCTCCGAGATCGACTGGTTCACCAAGGCCGAGGCACATGAGGTCGGCGCGCTTGCCGCCCAGCATGGGAAGGTGGCCGGCAACAGGGTCGCCTTCAGCGCCGACGCGGTCCAGGTCGGACGCGTCACCTATGGCGATAGCCAGAAGATCATCAACAACACGCTGCCGCTCATGTTCACCACCGAAGGCAGCGACGAGTTCACCACCATCGTCAGCTGATCGCTGACCGCACGGTCAAAGGACAAGTCCGCATGTTCAAAGTCGTCGATCAACTCATCTGCTGGTGGCCGGTCACGGTCGAGGAACCGTCGCCGGCAAAGGTCGGCCAGATGGTCGAATACGAGTTCGAGATCAGGCTCGAGCTGATGAGCCGCGACGAGACCAAGGCCCAGGACGAAGCGCGGCAGGCCATTCTGGACAGAGCCATTGCCAACTCTAGTGAGGCCAATCTGAGGGCGGTGAAGAAAGAGCTCGATGCCTTCGACGACGCTTCGTTTGCCCGCGTCATCCTCGGCTGGCGCGGCATCGTTGATGCCGACGATCAGGAGTTGCCGTTCTCGAAGACGGCGCTTGGCCTGGTTCTTCGACGCGATCATATCCGCAAGGGTATTGCCCGGGCGTACCGCGAGGCAATCGGCGAGGACAAGGCCCGCCTGGGAAACTGAAGGCGGCCGCCGGCGCCTGGGCAGCGGCGCGGCGCGGCCGATCGGACAGAACACGGGCCGCTGGTGCCGATCCGGACGTCGCCGCACAGTTCGCAAAGCTTGGCGTCCGTTACATTGCCCCTGCTGGTGAAGACGAGGATGCATTCGAGATCATGTCGATCAACTGGCCGAGCTTTTCCGCTTTCCTTGCCTGTCAGACGCAGTGGCGCGTCACCTCGACGATGGCCGGACTTCTCTGGATCGGGCTCGACTATGCGGCTCTGCCCATTGCCTTGACCGGCACCGATATCACGCCGGCCCTGATGGTGGACCTGCAGGCCATGGAAGGTGCGGCGCTCGAAATCCTGAACGAGGTCGACTGATGGCACCGTTGAAAATCTCCGCGAAGGTCGAGGTCGATGCCTCCCAGGCGGTCACCGGCAGTCAGCAGGCAGCAAGCGCGATCGGCGGTATTGGCGACAGCTCGACTGTGGCGACGACCAAGCTGCAGCGCCTGATCGAAACGTCGACCGGCCTGCATTCGGGTGCCGCCAATCAGAACCTTCGGGAATGGCGGGGGGCGCTGGCCGACGAAGGCCTGGCGCTCGATCGCCTGCGAGCCAAATACAATCCGGTCTTTGCCGTCATCCAGCAATACAAGTCGGCCTTGACCGAGATCCGCACGGCCAATGCGCAAGGCGCGCTTGGCATCGATGAGATGACGGCGGCGATCAGCCGGCAGCGGCAGGCAGCCCTTGCCAATATTGCGGTGCTGAAGGGACTTCACCAGCCACCGGGTAGACCGAGTGGAACTTTCGGCAACCAGAGCAACCCGGCCAATGTCGGTTATCAGCTGTTCGACATCTTTCAGACGGCGCCGTTTCTGAGCGCGCCGATGGTCGGCCTCCAGCAAGGGCCGCAACTCGCCCAGGCTCTTGGCGGCCAGAGCATCAAAGGCGCCTTCGCGACGCTCGCTGCAGGCTTTGCCACGATCGCAAATCCGCTGTCGCTGACAACGATCGGACTGACGGCGGTGACGGCTGCCGCAATCCATTTCGGCGCGGGCCTGCTGTTGGCGGAAAAGGATGTCCGCAAGCTGGAGGACGTTCTCAAGGACCACGAAGATCTCCTGAAAAAACTGGAGGAGCGCTACGGCTCTCTGGTCAAGGCGGCGAAGGGATATGGCGCGGAGAGCACTGGCATCCTGGCCTTTAATACCAGCTCCGACTTGAGAAGCCTGACCACCGCAACGAACGCCGCCCAATACGATCTCTTCGGCTCTGTCGGTACTGTCCTGCGTCGAGCACGCGGGGGAACCGCCGGCGGTGCGGATCTCAAGGTCGATGGTGATTTTGCACCCTTTGAAGAAGCACTGAAGCGCCTGCGCGCCGAGGCCAAGCTCGGCAAGCCCGACTTCGAAGCCTTCTACGACAGCATTTACCGCATCGCGCAGCTCGATCCGGAATATGCCAAACAAGCGGACGAACTGGCCAAACTGGTTGCCGAGTATCGCCAAGCTACAAAAGCCCTGGAAGACCTGGAGAGGATCCGGCGGGCACTGTTCAATGACCGCGGCGCGAACGGCATGCTGTTGTCGCAAGGGACCACTAACCGCAGTGACATGGGCGAGTACGCCCTTTTCCTTTCAAGGCAGGCGGTTGCTGCGCGCCGGGCGCAGGAAGCGCTCGACGCGCAGCTGGCGGGACTGGCCGCTCGCTCGCCGGCCGAGAAAGCGGATGCCGCGCGCCGGTCGGAAGCCGCCCGCTATGATGACAGCGAAACACCGCAACAGCGCCGGCAGCGCATCGAGGCCGCCGGCACCTTGGCGCAGACACAGGCCGAAAAGGCGCTGAAGGATGCCCAGGACGAGCGCAAGCGTTCTCTCGACCAGACACTGGCCGGTCAGCAGCTGGAGATCTCGCTGATCGGAAAAACGACATCCGAGCAGGAACGCCTGCGCATGGAGTTCAGGCTCATCAATGAGCTGAAGGAAGAAGCTCGCAAGAACAATATTCCGGTCGACCAGGCCGAGCTCGCGCTGATCAAACAGAAGGCGGCCGAATACGGGAAGCTGGCGGAGTTGCAGAAGGCCCAGACGATCCTTCGCTCACAGGACGACACCCTGACCGGCCTTCGCCAGGAGATTGGATTGCTCGGCCAGAGCGAAGCTGCGCAGAGCCGGATCCGAGCCGTTTTCGAGGCGCAAAAGACTTTGCGCGACCAGGGTATCGACCAGGAGAGCGCTATCGGGCGCCAGATCCAGCGCAATGCGGCGCTTGCTGCCGACGTGACGACCGAGCTGAAGCGCCAGCAGGCCGCATGGTCCGACGTCCAGGAGGTCGGGAAAAACGCGATCGACAGCATCTTCGGCGCGATCAGCGATGGCGATCTGGAAAGCGCCTTTGACGGCATTTTGAAAGATCTTCAAAAAAACCTTCTGTCACTCGGCGGTGCCAATCCATTGAAGAACGCGCTTTATGGCTCGAACCTGCCGACGCTGTCGGATGCCGGCGGTGTCTCCGGCTTCTTCTCGAAGCTTTTGGGCGGTGGTCTCGATACCAGCTCGATGGCGGTGACAGCCGGCACGGTGATGATCAACGGCGGCGTCAGCGCGGCCGGAGGGCTGCTGTCATCGGGCCTCGGCGCCGCCAATCAGAACGGCACGACCAGCCTTGGTGGATCGGCGGACATCCAGAGCCAGGTATGGAATTTCTTCGCGGGCAAAACGGTCAATGGCCAGAAGCTGAAGGACTTCCAGATTGCCGCCATCCTCGGGCATGCCAATGCCGAGAGCGCCTTCAATCCAACGGCTGCCGGCGATGGCGGCAAGGCGCTCGGTCTGTTCCAGTGGAATGACCGGGCACCGGCGCTGCTGGACGCGCTTGGCGGCCGCCAGAACCTCGGCGATGTGAACGGCCAGCTGAACTTTGCCTGGAAGGAATTGCTGGGCTCCGAAAACGGCGCGCTCAAAGCCCTCTTGAATTCGACGGACCTGAAAAGCGCCGTCGGAGCCTTTGGTGGTTTCGAGCGGCCGCGCGGATGGTCGGCCGCAAACCCCTTCGGCATGGACAATGCGTCCGGCCGCTATGCCTCAGCGGCGGCAGCCCTCGAACAGTTCACCAGCAAGACGGGTACTGCAACGCAAGGGCTGGGCACCCTGGGTTCGGGCCTCGGCAGCTTCGGCAATGCGCTCACCAATATCGGGTCGAACACCACGTCGGGCGGCGGGATCGGCGGTTTGCTGTCCAGCCTCTTCGGGTTCGGCACAAGCCAATGGACGCAAGCTGCCTCCGGGGCAATCACCGGCCTGTTTGATACTGGCGGCTACACGGGCCCCGGCGGCGTTCATCAGATCGCCGGGCTCGCCCACAAAGGCGAAGTAATCTGGAGCCAGCAGGACGTGGCACGCGCTGGCGGTCCGGCTGTCGTCGAGGCCATGCGTCTCGGCAAGGGTGGTTATGCCAAGGGCGGCGTCGGCGGCATGACTGTCGCGCCGATCTATTCCGGGCGCGCGGCTAAGGGCAATGCGGTCGGGCGTGGTGAAACCGGCATTTCTATCGCCATCAACAATTACGCCCAGGCGGACGTGCAGGCCGAGGAAACGACCGACGAGCGCGGCGGCCGTCAGATCAGCTTCGTGATCTCCGACCAGGTCGGCAGCGCGCTCTCCAAGAAGGGCGGAGGCGCGCGGAACGTCCTTGAGAAGAGCTACGGTGTGAAGCCGCGAGGAACCGTGCGGTGACCCTCACATGGCCATCCGAACTTCCGCGCCCAGAGCGTGACACCTGGAAGGCGGGACGCAATGACGGTCGGCTCTCCACGCAACAAGGTTCAGGGCCGATGCGCACGCGCCGGCGGTTTTCCTCGGTCAGCAAGCCCGTTTCCCTGTCGATCTTCGTCGATCGCAACGGCAAGGCTATCTTCGACAATTTCTATGATGACACGACGGCAGGGGGATCGAGGCCATTCCTGATGCCAGACCCGACCACGGACGGATGGGCACTGCTGGCAAGCGATGGCGGACCGCTGCTTGCCGGCGACGGAACGCCCTTGCTGATTGCCGGTGAATGGCTCTGCCTGTTCGGTCAGGCGATGCCCTCGGAGAGCATCAAGGGGGTATATTTCCGGATCGCCTTTAGCGTCGAGGTGATGCCGTGAGGACTGGTGAGACGCAGCGAGGGAGTGTATGAAGAAGGTCTCCCACAGAGGATTTCCAAACTTAGCCCGATAACCCTTTCGGGTTTTTCTTTGCCCTGGCGCGGGTGAGGATCGGCCAATCAGTCGGCATTCCGACGCTTCTGTTGATTGGCCGCATGTCTATCAAACCTCACTACTCCGCTTCCGGCTTTTGCCATCGCGAGGTTCTCCCATGAGGCGGATCTCGCTCAATGCGCGCACGGCCAATGATCAGCAGATCACCGACGAAACCTATGTTGTCCTAATCCTGATCGAGCACGAGGACCTCGAAAAGCCACTGCGGCTTTCCACCGATCCGACGGAACGCCTGTCGACTGACCCACTCAGCTACTGCACCAGGTCGCACTGGCTGACCGCCAATCCGGACGCCGATCCTTTTCTCTTTGTTCTTGCCTCGGCCAACCGGCCGTCCGATCTCGAAGACGCGCCGGCCGAGGGACAGATCGTGCTGGAGATCGTCGATAACGGAATGGCCGAGGTAGCCCGCTCGATTACCGATCGGCCATCGATCTCGATCGCCGTCGTGCTTGCCAGTTCCCCCGATCTGATCGAGGCCGAATGGACCGGCATGGTCATCACCACCCACAACATAAAGGGCGGCGAGATGACCCTGAGTTTCTCCCGCGAGGATGTCGAAGACGAATATTGCCCGTCCAGGCGGATGACCAAGGACGCCTTTCCAGGTCTGCACCGATGAGCCACTGGAGCGAGCGCTATATCGGGATTGCCTTTGCAGAACACGGCCGTGACTTCTCCGGCCTGGACTGCTGGGGCCTTGTGCATCTGGCCCTGGCTGAAGAACGGGCGATCGCCGTGCCATCCTATGCCGGCATCGTCGATTTTGCAGAGCAGGCCGACATCGCCTCGCTTGTCCAGGGCGAGCAGGCAAAGCCCGTCTGGCATGAAATCGGCGGTGGCCTCGTGCGCGCCTTCGATGTCGCCCTGTTTCGTCGCGGGCGGCTGGCTTCGCATGTCGGCCTGGTCGTCCAGCCCGGTCTGATGCTGCATGTGCCCTTCGATCATGTGAAGATCGAAAGTTACCGAACCGGCGTTTGGCAGAACCGCCTCGTCGGCGTCTACCGTCATCGCGAGCTGTCGGAGGCGGCACCATGAATGCCATCGCGACCAATCCGGTCATTGCCGCGCCCTTGCTCGATCCGTCGCAACATCGCGTCGACATGGAGGTGCCTGCAGGACTGACGCTTCTTGAGATTGTCGGGATCGCACTGCCGCATGTGCCCGTCGAGCAGCATGGCCGTTTCCGGGTCACGATGGTCAGCGATCGCGGCGTGTTGCCGGTCGATCAATGCCACTGGCACCGGGTCAGACCGCATCCCGGCGTCCGCATCGTCATACGGCTTGTGCCCGGCCAGAACGTTCTCAAAACAATCCTGAGCGTCGTCATTGCCGTCGCCGCCACGGCGCTCGGCGGCTTTTTTGCCGCGCCGCTCGCCGGTGCCCTGGGGATATCGACGGGGGCTGCTGCCGGCCTCATCACGGCCGGCGTTTCGATCATCGGAAATCTGCTGGTCAATGCGCTGATACCGCCGCCCTCGACCAAGGACACCAAGCGCTCGAACAATTATCGGATCGACGGCTGGCAGAACGATCTGAGGCCTGATGCCTTCGTTCCGCTGGCGCTTGGCAAGGTGCGCTATGCCCCGCCGTTTGGCGCCCGCAGCTATACCGAGATCCGCAACGACATCCAGTATATCCGGGCGATCTTCACGTTTGGCTATGGGCCGGTGAAGATCACCGACCTGCAGATCGGCGACACCGATATCGACGAGTACGATGATATCCAGATCGAGATCCGCGAGGGCTATGCGAGCGACGGGCCGCTGACCCTCTACAACAACCAGGTCATCGAGGAGAGCGTCGGCGCAGAGCTGGCCCGGCCGAAGCCGCGCGATGATGCCGGCAACATCATCAGCGGTGACTCGATCGAAAAGCCGGTGGTGCGAACGACCGCGCGCAATGTCACCCACGCCTCCGTCATCATCTCTTTCCCAAGCGGCCTGGTGAAGCTGAAAAGCGACGGCGGCAAATCCTCGCGAACGGTGGACGTGAAGATCGAGCAGCGGCCGGTCAATACCTCGAACTGGCAGACCGTCACGACACTGTCGCTCAGCGCCAAGAAAGTGGAAGGGTTCTTCCGGCAGTACAAATGGAAACTGCCCGCACGCGGCACCTATGAAATCCGCTGCACCCGGATGACCGACGAGGACACGTCGACCAGCGTCCAGAGCCGTTCGATCTGGGTCGTGCTGCAGAGCTTCCGACCGGAATATCCGCTCAACTTCGACCAACCGCTTGGCCTCGTCGCCATCAGGATCAAGGCGACCTATCAGCTGAACGGCACGCTGGACGCCTTCAATGCGCTGGTGTCGCGCGTCTGCCGTGACTACGACACCGCGAGCGGCGCCTGGATCACCAGGGAGACTTCCAATCCGGCGTCCTCAATGCGCTACGTCTTGCAGTCGGCTGCCAATGCCAAGCCGACCGACAACGCCGGCATCGATCTCGACAGCCTCGCGGAGTTTCACGACTTCTGCCGGATCAAGGACCTCAAATACGACCGCGTGGTCGATACGGAGACCAGACTTCGCGAACTGCTGAATGAGCTCGCCGGCGCCGGTCGCGGCTTTCCCCGCCATGACGGCAAGCAATGGGGCGTCGTGATCGACCGACCTGCCGATCTCGTGATCGTTGACGAGTTCAGCGATCGCAACGTCGCCGACTTCGAGGCAACCCGGAACTACATCGATCCGCCGCATGCGTTCCGCGTCACTTTCTCTGACGCGACCAACGACTACAAGACGGCCGAACGGATCGTTCGCTGGCCAGGCTATCTCGGGCCGATCACGCTGACAGAGCAGCTGGAGCTACCCGGCAAAACCGATCCGGACGAGATCTATATCGAGAGCCGGCGCCGCATGTATGAGGCCATCTATCGGCCAGACGTCTACAGCTGCATGCAGGACACGCCGATCGCTGTCGCCACGCGCGGCTCCAAGGTCGCAGCCTCCTTCAAGACGCTGCAGTCGGTGAGTTCTTCCGGCCGCGTCGTGTCGGTGAACGGAAGCGTGATCGAGCTCGACGAGGTGATCGAGCAGCGATCCGGTCAGGCCTACGCCATTCGCTTCAGGCTCCTTGACGGGGATGACACCATTGGCACCGGTATCACGCGTTCGATCGTAACCCTTTCCGGGGCTTCGCGCCTGCTTTTGCTTTCGGGCGCTGGCCCGCTGCCGGCAGTTGGCTCGATCATTCTCTTCGGACCGGTATCGGCAGGCATCTCCGAATTGATCGTGACCCGCGTGGAGGCTGGCGACAACATGGCGAGCATCTTCAAGCTCGCCGATGCTTCGCCGATCATCGATCAACTGACGGATGCCGAGGTGGCGCCCACCTGGTCCGGTGTTGTCGGCTCCGAGGTCGAGACAGACAACTCCGAACCACCAGTTCCCTTGTTCAGTGGCATTACTTCCGGCTTTGCCGATACCGGTGTCAACGGCCGGATCACGGTTCTGATCGAGGCAGGTGTCGGGCCAGTCGAAAGCGATAGCTTCGAGATCTACCATCGCATCTCCGGCGCTTTTGCAGTCGTGGCGATCGACGCTTCCGCATTCGAAGTGAACATCGATGACTACTCGACTGGCGACGTGGTCGAGATCAAGGCGCGGGCACTTTCCCCCACCGGCCTGCCTGGCCCATTCACCGACATCGTGACGATCGTGGTCGGCATGCATGACGAAGCCGTGCCGGGAGGTATTGACGCTGATACGGTCAGCCTCGAACCGCTTCTGGGCGGCGTTCAAATTGCCTTTGAAACGTCCGATAGCACCTCGACGAGCGAGGTCTGGATCTACCGGTCGGACAGCACTCTGTTTGACCCGGACAGCGACCCGGTCGGCACAGCTTCGGTCGTGCCGAGCCATCCCTATATCGTCACGGATGGTGATGCGACCCGCAAGACGCTTCTCACCTCGGGCGGCATGCCAAGCAGCGCCGGCTGGACGCTGGGCGCCGGCTGGAGCATCGCCGACGGTGTAGCGACCCACTCCGGCGGAGAAGCCGGCGACCTTTCGCAGACACTCTCGCTTACATCCGGCGTCGCCTACCGGATCGGATTCGATGTCACCGAGATCATATCGGGCAGCATAGCCGTCCTCCTGTCCGGCGGCAGTTCGGTGGCCGGACAAGATCGAAGCGATGTCGGCAGGTTCGCCGATCGGATCACCGCTACCGGTGGCGACCACGGCGTGTCCTTCTCGGCTTCGTCCACGTTCGAGGGGTCGATCGACAACGCAGTCATCTATCCTGAAACAGCGACCTGTCTTGCCCAAGGCACCCACTACTACTTCCTGCGACAAGCCAATGATGACGGGATCGCGGGCCCGGTCGTCGGGCCTTTCGCGGTCAACATCGTGTGAGGGAATAATGGCAAACATACCAGGGATGAAGACGACGGGTGCCGCGGTGGTCAGTTCGGTCGATTATGTTCTCGGCAACAAGGGCGGATCGACGGCGCAGACGTCCATCAAGGATCTCTCGATACAGGTGGCCGGTAGTGAAGCCGTGCAGTCGCAGAATATCAGTCTGCGAGCGGAAACCTGGGCATCCCTGAATTCTATCATCGGCACGCGCACCGGCCAGCCGGCAGAGGTGCCAAGCCAGTCAGGCACCCATACGGATCCCGTTGCTGGCGGAACGGTGAGCAATCAAGGCCTTTATAGGTGGAACGGCTCGCCGGCTGGATGGCGGTGGGTCGGGCCATCCACCTACACGGCCTTCAGTGATCGCGTGGCGACGATTGAGGACAAGAGCGTACCGCTCTGGGGGCACATGACAAACATTACGGCCGCCGCAACTACCGACCTCGCTACAATCGCCACCGACGCTCTGTCGGTAGTAGGGGGCACGACCATCAGCTCCTTCGGCGTTTCGCCTGATGGCGCTGAAAAGGTCGTGCGGTTCAACCAGACACTGACACTGACCTACAACGCGACATCGATGATCCTGCCGGGAGGCGCGAACATTGTAGTGGCCGCCGGCGACATCGGCATTTTCCGATCGATCGGATCTGGCAACTGGCGTTGCATCTCCTTCCTGCGCAACAGCGGCAAGGCGCTCGCCGCGCCGGCCCGCTCGGAGATCACCGAGCTTGCGACCGTCTGGACCTATGGCAGCAACATCGCCTCCGCTGCGACCATGGATCTTGCCGCCGCCGAGTTCTTCAACGTCACGGGAACGGCGGTGATCGTGTCGCTGGGACCGGCACCACTGGGGACGCGCCGGACGCTCTACTTTGCAAGTCTTGGCCTGACGCTGACCCACAACGTAACCTCGCTGGTGCTGCCGGGTGGTGCTGACATCATCACGTCGACCGGGGACATCGCCGAGTTCGTGTGCGTCAACGCGGCCGGCAACTGGCGCTGCGTCTCCTACCAGAGATCCTCCGGCAAACCGGTCGTGTTGCCCAATTCGGCCGACGTCGGCCTCGGCAATGTCAGCAATACCGCCGATGCGGACAAGCCGGTCTCGACCCCACAGGCGGCCGCGATCGCAACCGCCAGCGCTGGTGTGGCTGCAGAGATCAGCATCGCAAGTGGCCAGGCGCTCGTGCCGATCGAGGCCATCATCGGTATTCTCACACGTGCCGGGATCACCATATCCGACACCGACAAGGCGGCGCTGCTGAGCCCTCCGCCAGCCCTTGCCCTCGACTTTGCAAACGGCGCCTCACTGTCGATCGTTCGTCCGGACGCGGGCCTGCTGATGGGACGCAACCGCCGACTGAAGTCTGGCGTCATTGGCATCGGCCGAAGCACTTATGATCCGCTGTCGGGCGAGCTGATTGGCCTCCTGCTCGAAAACAACCGCGGCAATATCTGGAGCTTCTCCGACGATGTCAGCGCCGGGCAATGGTCGAAAGGCAACTGCTCGGTCGAGCAAGGGACAGTTGAGGTCATCGACCCCGCTGGTGGGCAGGAGGCGGCCAAGTGGATTGAGAACACGGTGACCGGCAATCACCAGATCTTTCGTGCTGCACCAGCTTTCCCGGCATTGTCGGCCGATATGACAGCGGTGGAGTGGCGGATCTACAAAGCCGGCACGCGCTCCAAGGTGTTGATGACCGCATCCGGCAAACAAGCACAGTTCGATCTGATCACCGGCGAGGTTCAGGGTATCTACACGACAACGCCCGCCTATACCCGGCATCTCCGCGACGGATGGGTTCTGTGCGCCATGGCCTTTCCGGTCGCCGCCGGTGCCACCTCCTACACGATCTATGAGCGGATAGTGACGACGGGCCAGATCACGAACTATGCCGGCGACGGTGTGAGCCACCTCTACCGCTATCATGCAAACGGTGGACTGCGCAGCTATGTCCAGCAGCCAGTCAAAACGAATGCTGCGGCTGCCGTACTCAGTGACGATCAGGCCGTCATCGATGTCGGGGGATGGTTTCGACGAAACGCGGCGAGCCTGGTTGTGTCATCGCGTGCGCCGCTCGGAGAAGACTGCACGGTCGTCCAACTGGATGACGGCACAGAGGCCAACCGTATTCGCCTCTATCGCGCGGCCGACAAGACCTGCCATCTCGAGGTGACGGCCGCAGGTGTTCAGATCGTCAATGTGAGCCTGGGCACTTGGGCCGATGATACGGATCGCAGCGTGGCCCTGTCGATGAGGGATGGCAATGTCGCCTATTCGGTCAATGGCAAGGCCGTTGCCGCCTCGGCTCTCTCAGCCTTCCCGCCCGGTATCGGGACGCTACGCCTCGGCCGCAGTAGCGCCAGCGGTCTCGGTGCCGTCGTGATCCGGAACATCGAAGGACACGCGCGCGGACTGTCTGACGGGGAACTGGCCGCGCGCGCCACCCGCCGGCCGGATGCGCGCATTGCGGCCTATGGTGACAGCATCACGGCCGGCAATGCGACGGGGGTAACGGACGGCTATGACTATCCGGCCATTCTCCAGCGGCTGCTGCAGCGGACAGTGTTCAATGGTGGCATTGGGGGCGAGACATCCGCCCAGATCAAGACACGGCTGCTGGCGGATGTCGATCGCAAGAACTGGCTGTTCGTTATCGGTGCGGGCCGTAACGACGGCAATGCCCAGACGACGATCCTCGCCAACATCGCCACCATGGTGGCAGACCTGCCTTATGGTGGCCGCTACCTGATCCTGTCGGTTCCCTATGCAGCCGATACCAGCCAGGCGGAGATCGATTATGTCGGGGCGATCAATGGCGCCCTGGCATCCGCCTATGCTGACAGGTTCATCCCGATCGATTGGTCGATGATTAGCCGGGTCAGCGACAATCTGCATCCGGACGATGGCGGCAACGCCGCGATCGCGGCGGCAGTGGCATCAAAAATCAACAGCAAGGGCTGGTAAGAAATAGCCGCCCAGCCGGGTGGCCGAGGGCACGGGAGTGCCCCAAGCGACGGGCCCAAGTTTCGAGACATAAACCCGTCCGACGATAAGGAAAGATAACCGCCGCACCCATACCCTGCAGGGCATCTAAAGGTGTGGCCGAGTCGCGAGTGCTTGGACATGGCTAGTTTTCGGGTGGTCGAGCCCACCAATCCCGCTGCCCCCTATATCGGCGGCAAGCGAATTCTTGCAAAGAAGATCATCGAGAGGATCAATCAGATCCCGCATGAGGGATATGCGGAGCCCTTTGTCGGGATGGGCGGTGTCTTCCTCCGTCGCAACCTGGCACCGAAGTTCGAGGTCATCAACGACATCAATGGAGAGGTCGCAAACCTCTTCCGCATCCTGCAAAGGCACTATCCGCAGTTCATGGACACGCTGCGTTTCCAGATCACCTCCAGGCGGGAATTTGAGAGGTTGTCGCGGACGGACCCCGCGACGCTGACCGACCTGGAGCGGGCGGCACGCTTTCTGTACCTGCAGCGGCTGGCTTTCGGGGGAAAGGTCGCGGGCCAAACCTTCGGCGTGTCTCTGAGGGATGCCCGCTTCAACCTGATGAAGCTGGCGCCGCAGCTTGAGGAGATCCACGAGCGGATGGCGGGCGTCGTCATCGAGAACCTGCACTGGCGGAAATTCATCGAACGCTACGACCGACCCGGCACCCTCTTCTATCTCGATCCACCCTATTGGGGGAGCGAGGACGACTACGGGAAAGAGGTGTTCGGCAGGCAGGACTTTGCCGAGATGGCAGACCTTTTGAAGGGTCTTCAGGGACGCTTCATACTGTCTTTGAACGCCCTTCAAGACGTCTTCAAAACATTCGAAGGGTTTCAAATCGAAGAGGTGGATTGCACCTATTCGGTCTCGGCAAAAGGCCAAAATCAGGCGGTCAAGGAGGTCATTATCACGCCAGCAAAATCTGTTCGACCGGCGGCCCAATGAAGGGATTGGCAGCAAAACTGATTCGCCGGCGGCGCTGGAAAGCATTGGCATTGCTCGTCTTCCGGGGCACCCGGAGCGATGGTCGGTCATCAACAAGGGAGACGGCCATGACCAACAAACGCGAAACGATAAAACAGCTGATCAAGACCATGCAGGCGAGCGCTGAGGAGATCACCGCGATCCTCGACCTAGCCTCAAACGACATCGAGGAGCACGGCCAGAACTGCGCCATCGGCGGGCTTTGCGGCCTAGACCAACATTTGGAGGAAGTGGCCGCCATGCTTTCGGCGGCGCGGTCGATCCATCGGATGAAGATTTAGGAAGAAACCTGGGCCCGGTTGGATGTGCCGGGCCCTAGAACCGATGTAGAAGGTCCGGGATCTACGGACCTGAAATGTCTGCTACGACGGTCGGGCCAGACACGAGATGGGTTTTTGAAGATACTTGCCGAGTGGCCTTTGATCGACCTTTAGCCGGTGACGCGGCGGCCAGGACAAAAACTACACTCAACACCGGAACCGAGAACGTGTCGCAAAGATATCCCTCAAATACTGCGCCGGCACACAGTCCGCACAATAGCCCGAGGAGCAGGCTCAAGTTCATCCTGTGCACCGGATGTGACTGACGGCGGGCGGTGAGCCTCCAAGCGCCGGATAGGATCGCGGAGACCATCAAGACGAAATACAGGACTCCGAACGTTGACCACCCTCGCAGCCAGGAGTCCTCAGAAAACCCCTCGAAATACCCTCTTCCCCACATCGGGTTTTCAACGATTGCATCAACCAGATAGCTCCAAGCCGCGTCGCGCGTATTGCCGCGATCATAAACGGACATCTCGTCGTCGCCGAGCTGAAATCCTCCGCTCAACACGGCAACGATGATGCCTAAGAGCACCACTGCCGTCAGTCCGACCTTCGCACGCGCAGAAAGCTTAGCCCAACTCGCAACATAGATGCCGGTTACAGCTATAACGATCGCTGTCCTCGATCCCGTGCAGTATATCAGCCAGAGCGAAGCAACTGCCAATAGGCAGATGGCGATCGCCTTTCCAAAGCTGGCTCGGATCGAAAAATGAGTGAGGCTTATGGCAGCTATGGCGAGTTGAGCTCCTATGAAATTCGGATGCGCGGTGGTTCCAAAAAAGCGGGCGTTGATTCCGACATAGCCATACCCTGACAGGTAGGTGAAGAGATTTAGCGCGACGATGATGATCGAGAACCAGAAGAAGACCAGCGCGATGGTATGCGACACCGTGGCGTCGCCACGATTGACCCTCCGCAGTCCAGTGAAGACAGCCACCAAAGTCATGATCAGGAGCCCTTGGAATACCTTGGAGCCTAGGTCCGAACCGCCAATTGCAGCGCGTATGGTAGCGTATAAAAGGAGGGCGCAGAATAGAAGCGACGGCATGGCCGGCTTGACCGTCAACCTCGACTTGAAGAAAACCATGGCCGCGATCGAAAGCGCGAAAACTGGCGCGAAAATGTATATACTCTTCGACTTCAGAAGCGCCACGAACGGATGCGAAACCATTTGAGTGACGAGGTCTCCCACCTCGCCCAACGAGCTGTCATTCTTGAGGGCTGCGAGAAGCAGCAGAGACAGCAGAGCGGCAAAAAGGGACAGATCCTCGTCAACATACGCCGTCGCGGTACCCGCGCTCTTGAATATTCGTCGCATTAGGCACACTCAAAATTTAGTTTGAAATATAGATTTCGAGGATATCTAAAATCCGACCGCGCGCAATAGAGTAACTTTTCAGCCTTTGACCTGACGATTAGGTACTTCTTGCATCGATATCGGACAGTCCCTGACGGCTCCAAAACAGCCCCACGAGACAGCGCCTTCAATGCGGGCGTGGGCATCAACGCGTCGGGTGTCGAAAAGCGGACGTTCCTCCATCGTGGGGCTATGTCGGCTTTGCGCCGTTTGAAGACATCCGGCTAGTGCAGACGATCGAACGTCGTTGAATTGTCAGAAGCCCGGTTACTTATACTTCGCTTCGATCCTCTTCGCCGCGCGATCAATCTCGGGAAACAGTGTGCTGTCCGTGATGCCGAGCAGTGCGAGCGCCCGTCTAAGGTCGGCCTTCGAGGCTTCGGGAACAATGAACCGGGTCTCTTTGAATTCCTCGACGAACTTGATGGAGCGGGGTGGCTTTAGACCGTAGACTATGAAACCACCGGCTTGCGCTAGAATACGGCGGTTGCTCATCTTCGGGTGAACATAGAAAGGCTTAAAAAGGTCGATCGGATGGATCAGCGGCAGAAAATAAGATTTCTCCGCCCTGATAAATTGATGAAGCTTTTTATAGACGTCCTCAGCGTTGGATCGGATGATCTCTGCCTCCGATTTGGCACCCTTCTTCCTCTCTCGCCTGATCTCAACGATCTCGTCCTTCTCATCCTTGTCGAGATTGGCAAGGTTAGAGATGCAACTGACGGCATCACTATCGAAGTATTTCTCCCTACTTTCTGGCACTTCGAAGGCGGTTACAACTCCGTCGGATGCTTTTCCATCGGGGCCGGGGTCAGTTGCAAAATAGAGCGCTACGAGGGGGTTGAGGGAGACATCCATCAGTCTTGTCGGAAGGCCGAAATGCTGCATCCTCACTAGCCGATCGAACATCGTCTGGTCAGCCGCAAACTCAAGCGGATGAACTGCCATCAGATCACGTATAGCACGCCTTTCGTTCGCCTCGAGGCGACTGAGGTCATGGCGAAAGAGTCCAGGCAGGTTCTCCCATGACGTGTCGCGCTGCCCCCGGTAACATTTGAGGGTGTGACCTTTAGCGGCATAGCGGGTCACCTTCCCGATAAACGCTGTGAGCGTCTTAATCACCGTTCCAGGAACTGGATTAGCCAT